CTAATACAAAATTCAATGAGTCTGAACTAAGATGCGATCTTCCAAATGGTTCAAGGATTACAATTCTTGGAGCTGAAAACGATCAATCTTTGAGAGGAATTTTCTTAGATGGATGTGTGTTTGACGAAACTCAAAGCATAAAGCCAACTATATTTCCAGAGGTCATCAGACCTGCTTTGGCAGACCGAAAGGGTTGGTGCGTATTCATAGGCACACCAAAGGGAAGAAATTATTTTTACGATCTCTACCAAGAGGCAAAAGACAAAAAAGATTGGTACGCTTGTTTGTTCAAAGCAAGTGAAACAGGCATCTTAGATCAAGAAGAATTAGATGCAGCAAAGTCTATCATGTCTGAGGACTTGTATGAGCAAGAGTTTGAATGTTCTTTTCAAGCAGCCATAACAGGTTCTTATTATGGTGCTTTAATCGAAAAATTAGAGGCACAGAATAGAATTTCAGAAGATCTTTACGATGATAGCCTAGATATTGAAACATGGTGGGATTTAGGTCTTAACGACTCTACAAGTATCTGGTTTGCGCAAAGATACAAAGGCGAAATAAGACTAATAGATTACTATGAGAATGCAGGGGTTGGCTTAGATCACTATGCTCAAATCCTGGATCAAAGAGGTTATGAGTATTCAAAACATATTTTTCCTCATGATGTCAAAGTTAGAGAGCTTGGCAACTATGGTAAATCAAGATTAGAAAGCCTTTTAGAACTAGGTATCGTTGGTGAGGTAGCTCCAAAATTATCAATAGAAGATGGTATTGAGGCTGTAAGAAAAGCTTTGCCGAATTGTTGGTTTGATAAAAACAAATGCCAACAAGGCATTGAACATCTTAAAGCTTACCAAAAAAAATGGGATGACAAAAACCAATGTTTTAGAAACAAGCCCATGCACAATTTCGCCAGTCATACAGCAGATGCTTTTAGAACTGGGATAATAGGAGATGGTGCAGAGGTGAGTGATTGGAAAGAGGATATTCCAGTTAATACAAATTATATAGTTTAAAATGGCAAAAGTTACAGATTTAGAATTAAGACAAATAATTAGTACAGAAATAGACAACTCAATAGGTTACATGGGAAGCAATCTTACATCCCAACGTAAGAAGTCTATGGAATACTATATGGGTGAAAAGCTTGGTACTGAGATAGAGGGTAGATCTCAGGTGGTTTCAACAGATGTTTCAGACACAATTGAAACTATCTTGCCAAACCTGCTTAGAATTTTCACAGCATCCGATCAAGTTTGTAAATGTGAGCCAACAAAATCCGAAGATGTTCCTTTGGCTGACCAAGCTACTAATTATATAAATTATATCTTCAACAAAGATAATAATGGTTTTTCAATATTATATACTTGGTTCAAAGATGCTCTTTTAGAAAAAAACGGAATTGTTAAAATCTATTGGGATGACAGCGCATCAATACAACAAGATACTTACGAAAATCTAAACGACCAGGAATACCAATCCTTAGTCAACGATGATAATGTTGAGATTGTTTCAGAAGAAGTATTCATAGATGAAAAAGGCAAAGAACTTTTAGATGAAGCTAAGAAAGTTGCTGAGGCGCAAGGTCAAGATTTAAGTGAAGTTCCAATACCAAAATTACATAACGTAGTTGTCAAAACTACAAAAACAAATGGCAAAGTAAAAATAGAAAATGTTCCACCAGAAGAATTTCTAATTCAAAGAACTGCAAAGACAATTGAAGATTCAACATTTGTTGCTCACAGAGTTTTAAAAACAAGATCTGATTTAGTTGAAATGGGATTTGATAAAGAGATCATTGATGATCTTCCAACATCAAATAACATAATCTTAAACAATGAAAGATTAACAAGATACTCAGACATAGATCAGTCGCCATTGAATAATGCGCCAGACGAAGCTACTCAAGAAATAGAAATTTACGAATGCTATGTAAGAGTAGATATGGATGGTGATGGTGTTGCAGAGCTTAGAAAAGTAATTGTTGCAGGATCAGGTGGTTATACAATCTTAGAGAATATGGCTTGTGATCATATTCCTTTTTGTTCACTAACACCTATTCCAATGCCACACAGATTTTATGGTAGATCTGTTTCAGAATTAGTTGAGGATGTTCAGTTAGTTAAATCTACAGTCATGAGACAACTGTTAGATAATATGTATCTAACTAACAACAATAGAGTTGCAATCATGGATGGTATGGTCAACTTGGATGACCTACTAACATCAAGACCAGGCGGTGTTGTAAGAACTAAGCAGCCACCAAGCCAGGTTATGATGCCAATGCAATCTCAAACAATATCTCAACAAGCTTTTCCATTATTAGAATACTTAGACACAGTTAGAGAAACAAGAACTGGTGTAACAAGATATGCTCAAGGATTAGATGCAGATAGCTTAAATAAAACTGCAACTGGTATAAATACTCTTATGACTCAAACTCAAATGAGAATGGAGTTGATTGCAAGAGTATTCGCTGAGACAGGGATCAAAGATTTATTTAGAAGAATATTTGAACTAACTTGTAAGTATCAAGACAAAGAAAGAGTGGTTCAATTAAACAATCAGTTTGTACCTGTTAGACCTACTGAATGGAAAAACAAATATAATATTACTATTACAGTTGGTTTAGGCTCAGGTTCAAAAGAGCAGCAGATTGTTTTATTAAATAATATTTTAGAAAGACAACTTCAAGCTTTCGGACTGCAAGGCAACAGAGAGTTTCCAATGGTTACTCTTAAAAATATCTATAACAGTTTATCTAAGATTATAGAAAATGCAGGTCTTAAAAATGTTGAGAACTATTTTGTAGATCCAGAGATGGGCAAACAAATGGTTACTCCTCCACCACAACCGCCTTTAACTCCAATTGAAAAAATTGAATTTACTAGAATTCAATCTGAGGAGAAAAGAAAAATTGCAGAGCTTGAGCTTGAGAACAAAAAGATTAGAGCAGAGACAGCAGAAGCTATTCTTGGTTTTGAAACTAAAATCAAAGAGATGGAGCTTAAATATAATACACAGTTAGATACTGCTAAAATAAAAGCTGACGCTGATTTAGAAAAAATTATTACATCAAACAGAAACAAAACTTTTCTAGCCGCACAACAATCGGCAGATCAGTTAGGACAACAGATAGATAGTTTAAATGACCCAAGACCAGGAGGGGAAACTCCAACAGGAAGTGACCCAATCGAACAAGGCTAAAGCCTTATTAGAAAACGAATTATTTAAAAACAGTTTTGATAAATTAAGAAAACTTTATCAAGATAGTTTATTTAATACTGGTGTTAATGAACAAGACACTAGAGAAAAGCTTTGGTTGGCCTTTAATGTAGTCAACAAAGTTGAACAACACTTTATAGAATTAATTGAGACTGGAAAACTTGCCTCTAAGCAATTGGAGGATTTTAGAACTAGCATCAAGAATAAAAAATTCTAATCACAAAGATTAGGATAGGCTAACCTCATAAAGAGGAGCTTAACTTAATAGGAGTATATATGTCGGACAATCAAGCTAATCCTTTAAAGGAAGCTGAAACTGATGTGCAAAGAGCAACCAAAACAATTGCTGGTTTGCTTAACCCACAAGAACTAGAAAAAAAAGAAGAAGTTAAAACAGAAGAAACAGAGAATTCTCCTGATCTTACACAAGAGGAATCTTCTAACGAAGATCAACCTCAAGAACAGGAAACAATGGAAGAAGAATCGCAAGAGGAAACTTCCGAAGAAGTATCTCAAGATGAAGAACAGATTGAGACTCAAGAGAAACAGGATTCCCCATTACACAAAGTCAAAGTGAATGGACAAGAATTAGAAGTTACCCTTGATGAGTTGAGAAATGGTTACTCAAGAGATGCGGATTACAGACGAAAGACTGAGGAGCTTTCATTAGAAAGAAAGCAAGTTCAATCTGAGTCTGAGAAGCAAAGACAAGACTATTCAAGTAAGCTAAATGAATTAAGTCAAATTATGTCTGTTGCCGCAGAGCAATTTAATTCTGAAATAAGCGAAGCTGATTTAGATAAATTGTATGACGAAGATCCTACTGAGGCTGCTAAGATTGAAAGACGTATGAGAAAAAAACAAGATCAATTTAACTCTGCGTTTGAAAAGGTCAAAGAGGAACAACAAAATCAACATAATGCTTACGTTGCTCAAGAATATCAAAAACTGGCACAAAAAATTCCAGAATTTAATGATAGATCGAAAGCAAGAAAGCTAACGTCTGAGATAAGTGATTATCTGTCTGATTATGGTTTTACTATAAAAGAAATGGCAAATATTCATGATCATAGACAAATCATGTTGATAACGGATGCAATTAAATATCGTAATATGCAAAAAGTTAAACCAACTTTAGCAAAAAAGATTTCTAAACCAGGCAAAGTTTTTACCTCTGGAATTAAAAAAGACAAATCTGACATTAATAGCATGAAAGCCAAAGAAAAGTTGAGTCGTCTAAAGAAAACTGGAAGTGCTAAAGACGCTGCTAGTATTTTCTTAGACATGATTAACAATAAATAAACTCAAACATAAGGAGCTTAAATATGGCACAGGTAACTGGAACATATAGCGTCTATGACGCAAAAGGTCTTAGAGAAGATTTAACTGATATAATTTACTCTATAGCACCTACTGAAACTCCATTCATGTCTGGTATCGGCAAAGAAAGTGCAACTGCTGTACTTCATGAGTGGCAAACTGATAGCTTGGCATCTGCTGTAGCTAACAATGCACAGATAGAGGGTGATGAAATTTCTTTCTCAGCACCATCATCTACAACTAGAGTTAATAACAGAACTCAGATTTCAAGAAAATCTGTAATCGTTTCTGGTACATTAGACTCAGTATCAAAAGCTGGTAGAAATAACGAACTTGCTTACCAAATCTCAAAAGCATCAAAAGAGCTTAAAAGAGATATGGAGAGTTCATTAACTGCTAACAACTCACCTGTTGTTGGTGACGACTCTACAGCTAGAGAACTTGCTGGTTTAGCAGGTTGGATTCAAACTAACAATGACGCTGGTTCAGGCGGAGCAAATGGTCAAGTATCAAGTGTTGACGTACCTGGAACAGCAAGAACTGATGGAACTCAAAGAGCATTCACAGAGTCTCAACTAAAATCTGTTATCAAGAAATGTTGGGATGAGGGTGGAGATCCATCTATGGTCATGCTTGGTTCATTCAACAAACAAGTTCTTTCTGGTTTCACAGGTGGATCTACAAGATTTGATCCTGCTGAAAACAAAAGATTAGTTGCTGCTGTTGATGTATATGAGTCTGACTTTGGTGCGCTAACGGTTGTACCAAACAGATTCTCAAGAGCTAGAGATGTATTTGTTCTTCAACCAGATATGTTTGCAACTGCATTCCTAAGAGACTTTCAACTTATGGATCTTGCAAAAACTGGTGATGCTACAAAACAAGCATTATTAGCTGAGTACACCCTTGTTTCTAAAAACGAAAAAGCAAGTGGCGCAGTATTTGATGTAACAACATCATAATAAATAGATAAGGTGGGGGGAGCAATCCCCCTATCTAAATTAATTTTTGTTTGGTCTTTGAAGTCATTCAATGGCGGAACGAAGCAAATAAAGGATAAAACATGAGAACACTTAACGATTACTTTTTAACATCTGCAATTCCAGATGTTTCAACTGCATCATCAACATTTGTAAATGTACCTGATGGTGGAAGAATAATTAAAATTTTTGCACATAACCAATCTACTACTACTGGTACTGCTGCTATTACTTTTGAAATAGATGGCGTTGCTTGTACTAGTGCTGCGATTAGTCATGTAGCATCTGGTTCGGCTGGAAAAAAATACGAAGTAGAGCCAACTTCATTAAATAGCGTTAATGAGGGATCAGTTATCGAAGCTATTACAAATGGTGGATCAACTAATACCTCTATAATGGAAATTACTTACGTTATTAGAAGATAATAGAATTTGGGGGATCTTGCCTAGCGGTACTTCCCCCAGATATTACATCAAATTTTTATAGGAGAAAAACAATGTCACCAATGGGCAAAGGAACTTATGGGTCTAAAAAAGGCAGACCTGCAAAAAAATCAAAAATGAAAAAATCAAAAAAAATGAAAAGTAAAAGAGGAAAATACTAATGGCTTATAATTACGGATTATTTCCTATCAAGACACAAAAGGTAACGTCTAGCGGATCAAGTGCTGCTACTACTGATGCTATCTTAGCACACACACAGTTTGTAAGACTTGTTGCTACTGCTAATGGCAATGTAGCTTTTGGTGGTTCACCAACTGCAACGACAAGCACAATGTATATCCCAGCTAATGATATTGAAATTATTAAAGTAAGACCTGGCGAAAAGGTTGCGTTCATTGGATCTGGTGATCTTTATGTAACTGAGTTAAGTGGCTAAACGTAAATTTGTTCATTTCGTACCAAGACCTAAACCAAAAAAATTAGGCAAACATAAAAAGCGATTGAACAAGCA